TGACAGTTTTAAGGTGGGGTGCAAGGGTAAGAAACACCCCACCTAAACTTGTCTTAACTACTTAGCAGTAGTCCAACGGTCTTGACCATTTACATCAAGACGGATACGCATAGTACCATTGGCGTTCTTGATTACTTCCTGAACGACTCCAGTTACCTTGCTCTTTGCTGTTACGAACTGTGAGCCAACAGTTGGGGCGATTGTCTTTGCCATTTGCTTCTCTTTTCTTTGGGGGAATTGTTTCCCGTTGTTGTTATAGTATTACTATACCAGAAAGGTCTGACAAAATCAAATCCATTCAGGTAATTCAGGGGTGATTTAGATCACATCTTAAAGACTTGACAAATGCCAGGTCTTGAGGCGCGGGCTTCGCAGCTCCTACATCCCTTCCCTTTGTTCAAGGTATTCAATGTAAGTTTCAATAGATGCCATTTCACCCATTAGTCTATCTAACTTAGTAAATGTATCTTCTTCAATTACTTCTGGTTTTTTATTAAAAAGTTTTATAGCCATTCTGTTAAATCTCCATCTGCTATTTCTGAATAGTCCATACCAGTTGCTTCTGCAATGGCTTCCCACACATCGTCTTCATTAAAGATTCCATTGGGGTGGTTTTCCATTAGAATCATTTCTATTGTTTTCATCTTAGCCATTGTATGAGTATGACCTTTCATAGTCGTGGGTAGCGGTTTCACAAGAGATTACCACATTTTCACCCCAGTTGTCAAGTTCACTTATTTCTGTACGAGGAATAGCAAAAATAGCAAATCCTGTATCTTCTAGCAATTGGTCTTTAATTAAATAACTAATAACCATTCTTGTCCAATAGCCATAGTCACCCTTACGCTTTAGTGCGTGTTCAAATGCCATGTCTAAATCTTCTGCAATACTATCTGCACCCCAATGGGAATACAATACGGTAATTGCTTCGCTACCATCATCGAAGATGTAATTTACTCTTGCACCCATTTTAGTAACCTGCTTCCGTTAGCATTTTGTTAATAGCATCTAATTCTTCTTTAGACAATTTGGCAAGGGCATTGTCATCTATGACACCCTCAAACAAATCCTTGATTAGTTCTGTATCTGACATAGTGTTTCTTTCTTTAGTAGGTATGATTTCATCATAGCATAAGGGTCTGACATTTTCTCAGGGGGTCCAGGCTATTTTCTTAAAAGTCTTAAATAAGTTATCCACAGGGGGGCGCGGCTCTTTCGAGCTGCCCCTATTTTCCATCTAGCCATCTTGCAGAATCCAAATACTCGTTATCCATTTTTTTATAACCAAGCCCATCAACAAAACCAATGACTGGCAATACAAGAAGTGCAATTACAAATAGTGCAAAGATAAATTTCATACTAATCCCAAAAGGTAGATTTGCCAACGTGTTTTTTCTTACGATTGTATTTCTTTTTATTAACGTGCTTAGCAGAGGCGTTGCTCCTACGCAACTCAAGCCTTGCTCTAAGTTGTTCAGGTGTTGCTATAAATTTCATTCTTCCTCCCATTCAGGTTCAGATACCCAAGCATCTAAACGATGACCCTCAACAATTGCAGAGGCAGGTGCATAGTTACTACCACGCCACGAAATTCCTTGAGGCAATTCAATTTCTGCAAAGTAGTCCTCATTCCAAATTGCGTTAATAGCATCTATGCAAGGCTGTACCATTGAGGACGGTACTGGAGGATAGCAATTGTATTGCAAGTGTAGGTTAATCTGTGCCTCAAGTGGCATTGTATCCATAGTGGATAATTCATTTGCGAAGTTTAGTCCCATTTTATTTCTCATTTCTTGTAGGTAGGGTATTTATTCTATCAGATAGGTCTGACATTTTAGAATGGTGGGAATGACCAACAAGGCACAAATTCCTCATAGGTCTTGTTTATTCTTTTGATAACTATTTCAGCAAACATTGGTTCAACGCCTGACGATGCAGACTTGACGGGCTGACCAATGTATTCTAAATACATCTTGACATCTTTTGAAGGAATGTCTAACTGCTTAGCAATTTCATAGACTCTCATAGTGCCTCCTCAAAGTCAGGGGATTCAAAGGTGTATCCATACACTCTTTCAAATTCATCAACAGTCATCTTACCCTTGTAGGTATCACAGCACACAACCTGTTCAGCAAACATTTCTTGCTCACAGAAACAACAAATAAATTCTGTCATTTTATTTCCTCTCTTTATAAGAACACTCTAGCATAGGGGTCTGACAATTTTTTCAGGGCGATTATCCACAACTTCTTAACAGCCTGTGGATAACGGGGGCGCGGCTCTTTTTAGCTGAGCCTGGTGTGCTAGGCTGCACTCCCCCTATACACAACCCAGATTAGTGCTTGAATAGTGCGAGGTGTCATTGCAGTTTCTTGAGCAATTTTTTCAATAGCCTCAGACAGTTGGCTGTAGTCTGTTTTGTTAGGGCTGTCTTTTGTTAGACCTGCTGATCGCATCATCCAAATGTCAATCGTGATTGCATTTTCATCACCTGCAATGTTGCGAGCAAATGAATTTGTTTTCTTTCCATTAAGTGCATCGAAACCAATTTCTAAAGCACGTTGAGCCATTTTAAGATTGTTAGGTAGGCAACGCATGGTGTCATCGCCATGAGCGAATCTAAGTGCCTGACGAACGTTAGTTGACCAACGCTGACGAGGTGAGAACGCTGACACAATACTAGCCGCTTGTTCAAGCGATACATCCATGCCTCGTGTCTTGTAAATGTCTACAATCTCATGGGCAACGGCTTCAGCATCTGCATACCATTGGGTTGCTTGTTCGATCTGTGATGCCTTAGCACTCTTAACAATTTGGCGGTAGGTATTTTCGTAGTTCATGTCTATCTCATTTCTAGTAGGTATCTCTGATACTAGCACACACCCCTGACAAAAACAAGACTATTAGACATTATTTTTATAAAATTTTCAGGGCAATTTCAGGGGATTTCTTAACTATCGTAACAAGGGTTATCCACAGAGCCGCGCCCCCTCGGGCGTGTCGCAGCTGGCTAGTCTGTGTATTTATCCACTAGCAAATAAATAAAAGTGGCAAGGGATAAAATTAAAACCCAAGAATAAAAACTATTCATTAGTATTCACCTCTCATCACAAATGCAAACGAATGAGAACCAACATCAAAAATTAAAGATGTATTTTTTCTATTTAGTTTTTTACTGTAGTAATTTGAAAAACTAATTCCAATTACGAAAGTACCGTCAATTTTATTATGTGCAAATCTCATTACATACCCACCGCATCTAAAAACTTTTCTTCATCAAAGTTTGGATTATCGCTTGCAAATAAATCTGCAAAATCTTCTGCAATACTTTTTACAAGTGAAGAAATCAAAATGTTGTCTTGTCCTGCTTCTACATAAGAATTAAAAATCTTTGCAGTTGCTATGTAGTCTTTGCGTGTCATCATTTATTTTCCTGCCTTTGCATTTTGAAAGAATTGTAGTTCAAGATTTTGTTCTTGAGTTTTTTTGTCTAGCAATTCTTGAATCTCATCAAGTGACTTTGACCATTCAATAGAAACGGCTAGAATTGTTGAAAGCACAAGGTGTTCATTTGTGTTTAGTGTTGGATACTTTGCATTTTGCAAAGCCTTGTAAGAGTCTAGAAACTCTTGGGTGTGTAGTGTAGTGTAAGTCATTTTGTGACTACCTTTCTTGTTGTTGTTAGTTTGATTCTAGCATAGGGGTCTGACAGTTTTACTTGTAGACACGCCTAGTCAAAAGTTTTATTTGTAGATTGTAGTAGTCAATCATTCGTTGATTGGTTGGGTCGTGCTTGATAGTACGCTCTAGGTCGTTTACTGCATCTACTAGCAGTCTTGCGTTCTTGATTTTAGTGTAAGCCATTGGATTACCTTTCGTTTATCTTATGCTTTCAGCGTACCATAGGGGTCTGACATTTTTGGTATTTCAGGGCGTGTCTTAGGTTAACATTAGGTTAACAATAATCCACAAGTTATCCACAGGATTCCAGGGCATTTCTTAACAATCGTAACAAAAGTTATCCACAGGGGCGCGGCTCGTTCGAACATTTGTTCTATGACATACATCACAAAAATAGTGTCTCAAATAGTGAGATTCAGGTAGAAATTGTCAGTCAGGTATGCTAAGTTATTACTATAAAGAAAATTAAATAGTGGTTAAAAGGGATTAGGGCTTAGAAAAAAGTTTAGACCGCAAGTCTAAATGTGATTGAAAGTCCAAGTCAAACGGAGTCTACGCTGACAGAGGTCAGTATTCACCGTCTCAGTTTCACGCTAGTGTCCTAGTCCCCTTTAACCATTATTAAATCGCTTAGTGTGAGCCTAGCAAATAAGCAACGAAAGTTGATGAGCCTAGCAAATAAAACTAAGCATAACGAAAGGATTCATTATGAATGAATTACTAATTGAAGACATCACAGATGAAGAATGTTTTGACTGTGGAGATAAGCTAACATCGTGGGAATTTATTTTCTGTGTTATGTGTGATGGAATGGAACAATACGAAATCTAAAAAAGTCCAGGGGATTTTAAAATTATCGTAACAAAGATAATAAAAAAAATTCCGCGCCTCGTTTTCCACAGGTTGTACACATATGTGGATAAAAGAGTTCATCTACTGTTAACCTACGACACGCCCTATTTGGCAGAAATTGTCAGGGAGGTGTGTTAGGTTTAGATTATTAGATAAGAGGAGGTAAGAAATGGAAATTACAACATTAGATGCAATCGGACTAGCAATAGTTGCATTGTACAGCGTGTTTGCTGGTTGGTTCATCATCAACCAGTAAGCACCTCCCCAAAATTGTCAGACCTACCTGCTAGATTAAAACTACCTACTAAGAAAGAGAACAAAATGTTTCTATTCAACCTACAAGCCCCACTAGTATTCATTGCAGTATTCTCATTACCTGCATTGCTACTTGAACTACAACTACTAGTGATTGGCTTTAACTTTATGTCTGCCAATGTGATGATAGCAACAGTTATCATTGGCGTACTATCTGCAATAGGTGCGGTAGTTATCGAAATGATTGAGGGGTAATAACCATGAATGAATTAGCATTTGAAAATATTACTAAACTAAAATGTCTAACTTGCGGTGATAAATTAACGGCTTGGGAAGATACATACTGCATACTATGCGATAGTGACAAAGAATATGAAAATTTCTTTGAAGAAGATTTTTAGAATCTAAAATAAAATGGGCTCACTAATAAAAGGTGAGCTTTTTTTATAAATCATGCATCATACATCATAGACAAATATTCAGATTTTCTTCAAAATGGGATCTAGCTGCAAATATAAAAATTTTCAGAAATCGGGGGTATTGAATATATATCTCAATATGTGAGATGATATGTTACAATTGTGTTACAAATAATTTAATAGTTCAATGTTTCTGGCAGCTCAATTTGACAAGTATAAAAAATGCAATTACACTATGAGTGCAGCGAATCTTAAAAAACTAAAAGTTTTAGAAAAGTTGGGGGCAGGGGGATAGAATTATTAAAAAACAAAGAGAGAAGCAAATGAATAATCAAGATTATATTAGATACATCTTCTGGATAGTATTATCAGTAATTGTTGTATCTACACTCTCTGGTAGCTAAATATCTATTTTTGTCTAATTTTTCAGGGGATAAATAAATTCATTTCTGGTCATATGCTTTAGCATCAATAATATCTATTGACCATATCATATATATCTGACATATCTTCATATAGGGGAATATCTGCATATTTCTTAATACTTCTCATATCCCCGCAAATTTTACATATATAGATATAGAACAACGTAGTTGTATATTATATAAGGGTTTGATTGATATACTATTTTGCCGATTTTTGCGAGCCGATTTTGCGAATTTTTTTTATTATATAAAATGATTTAAATGATATAATTGTAATACTATGTCAACTAAGATTCAATTAAGAAGAGATACTTCAGCAAACTGGACTAGTATTAATCCTACCCTTGCTTCAGGCGAAGTTGGTTTTGAAACAAATACTGGTAAATTTAAAATTGGCAATGGATCTAGTGTATGGTCTGCTTTAAGTTACTTTGGTGGAGAAGTTGATTTATCAACATATTTAACTATTTCTTCTGCTTCTACAACATACCTAACCCAGGCTTCAGCTTCTGCTATATATTTAGCTCAATCTTCTGCAACTTCTCCAGCATACCTACCCTTTGTCTCTGGTTCATATTATAAAAACCCAGGAGCAAATAACAGCGGAATTTCATGTAATTTAAATTCTACAAATTTTGGACACTTTTATGTAGGACAAACTACATCATTTGACAGAATTGGATGTTCAACTGGAACAGTCACTACTGCTGGAAATGCAAGACTTGGAATTTATACAGATTCAGGTGGTAAACCAGGAACTTTAGTTTTAGATGCTGGAACGGTTGCTTATTCTACAAACAATACTGCATATTTAATCACTATTAATCAAAGTTTAACTCCTGGATGGTATTGGCTAGCACATAATATGCAATCTGGAAGTTCTCTTTTTTTTGGAAGTGGTGGAAATCAAACTAGTATACAGGGTGTACAAAGAATGGGTTCAACAAGTCCATTTACAAATATGATATCTGGTTATGAACAATCATCAGTTACTGGATCATTTCCAGCTTCAGCATCTGCAGCATTTTCAACAACTAATGGAATTGTATCAGCATATTTGAGGGCAACATAATGGCTCAACAAATTACTTATGGGATAGGTGGTTATGACCCATCAAAGCCAAATGACAATATTGTAGAAGTTATTGAAATAGACTAATTAGCATAGTGGTTTATATAATGATATAATAAGAATACTATGGCTACAATATTTCCTGGATCCGCCTCTGTTGGTCAAATTTTTGACGGATATGAATTTAATGGAACTGCCTGGGATATTGTTGGTATTGATTTAACTGCTGATTACCCTGAAATTATTGATGGAAAAATATCTGCAAGCGTTATTCCTAGCACTTTTGCAACAACTTCATATGTAAATCAACAAGTTGGAAATATTAATTTATCCCCATATTTAACACAATCTTCTGCTTCTACTACATATATTACACAAGCTTCTGCAAGTACAACATATGCTACAAAGACTGAATTAAACAACATTGATTTAAGTTCCGCTTCTGCAGCAGCAGTTGCAGCAATTGTTGATTCAGCTCCATCCACATTAAATACTCTAAATGAACTTGCAGCAGCACTAGGTGATGATGCAAACTATGCATCCACAATTACAACAGCACTTGGAAATAAATTAGATACATCTACAGCAAGTTCTACATATCAGCCACTTAATGGTGCTTTATCAACACTCTCTAGTACATTTGGAAATATTACTATTCAAAGTGGAATAGTTAATTTTGCAAACTATGGAATGGGAATGTTATCCTGGTCACTAGACACTAACACCTATTTAACAGAGATATCTGCTTCTACTACATATGCTCCAATAGTTCCAGCAGTACAAACAGGTTTCCGTAATGCCATTATTAATGGTGGTATGGATATCTGGCAACGTGGAACCTCTTTTAGCGGCAACAGCGTATACACCGCAGATAGATGGGTATCAACAACAGATACAACAACAACTTGGACTCGTCAAAATTTTACGCCAGGTAATCCAATTACTGGATATGAACCAACTTACTTTTTTAGGTCAGTTGTTTCTGGTGGGGCTTATTCTATTATTGAACAACGCATTGAAGATGTCCGCACTCTTGCTGGACAAACGGTAACTCTTTCTTTCTTTGCAAAAGCAAATGCTACTAAAAATCTTTGGGTCAGGCTTGACCAAAATTTTGGAACTAGTGGAAGCACAACAGTAAGTTATACATCTTTAGATGTTAAATCTATTTCAAGTACATGGAATAGATACACATATACTTTTGCAGTGCCAAGTATTACTGGTAAGACCGTTGGTGCAAATAGTTATCTCAGTGTTCAATTCTGGTTTACAGGCGGTGGAAGTGGTACTCAAACTGGAACATTTGATTTATGGGGTGTTCAATTGGAAAATGGAACTATTGCTACACCATTTGAACAACGTCCTATTGGTACAGAAATTTCTTTATGCCAAAGGTATTTTTGCAAATCATTTCCAATAGATGTTACCCCTGCAAATGGCTTAGGAACTGGTCCAGGTAGTGGAAATCAATTAACTATTTTTTCTACTACGGTTGGAAATAATTACGCAAATTTTCAAAGATTTCCTGTACCAATGCGTAGAGCTCCAGACATGGTTGCATTTAATGCAGAGAATGGAAACGCAGGAACATGGAGTATTTACAGCAGTAGTGGAGCATTAAATTCTAGTTTTGCTACTACTGGTGCGTTTTCACCGCATCATACAGGATTTTTGCTTTCTTATGGCGGTGTATCAACTATTACCGTTGCTAACGGTGCATGGACGGCGAGTGCAGAACTTTAAGGAAAACATTAATGGCTTGTAGAACAATATACTAAATATTACTACTTGCAGACTTTTCATTAATAGTATCTAATTCATTTACAATCTTATAAGCCCATTGAGTAATTGAATATTCATATTTATTATAATGATGACCACAGAAATATAAATCCCCCGAAACTCCAGTAGCAAGTACAAAAGCTTGAGCACCACATCTATCACAACGATCTGAAATTTTCAATACTTTTTTAACTTCTTCTTTAGTATCAGGCATTTATTACTCCTATGTTATTTATATGTTATAATTGTTTTTAAGTCTTACTTTGGAGTATACCATAAAACAATGAATAATTCAATAGCGATGTTTGTCGAAAACTGGCAAATGTTTTTATCTCTTACCGCTATATTAGGTGTTGGATATGCAACGGTAAGAAAATTTGAAAGAATTCTTGGTAAAGATGAAAAAGGTAGAACAATAGCAGATCGCCTTGATCGTGTAGAACATCAAATATTCCCAAATGGCGGATCTAGCATGGCAGACAAGGTAAATAATCTTGGATCCAATCAAAATGAAATTAAATCAGATCTTAAGCAATTAACTGGTGAAGTTAAAGTAATTCATGATGTTTTAGTAGCATATATTGCAGATAAGAAATAAAATAGTTTGGTATAATAAAAGAGTAAGAAAATTTAAATAGGAGTGCCCAATATGACCCCAGGGCTTGTAAACTTTGTCTGTCCACAAGGAAGCACGTTTAGAAGGACTTTAACCTACACCCTGGACAATCTACCTGTTAATTTATCTGGATATTCTTCAAGATTACAAGTAAGACAGGCATATTATTCTGACAATCCAATTGTTTCCCTAGTTTCTGGAAGTGGAATTACTATTGGAGGATCTGCAGGAACTATTGATATATTTATTGCAGCAAGTGCTACATCTGCTTTCCCTGCAGGAAATCACGTTTATGATTTAGAAATAGTAAGTCCATCAAACATTGTTGATAGATTAATCGAAGGTACATTTAATGTAACTCCAGAGGTAACAAGGTAATGGCAGAATTAAAGGTAGAAATTGATCAAGTTATAAATAATATAACAATTGATGAAGAAAATGTAGTAGTTCAATTAGGAACCTCTGGTCCACAAGGTGGAAGAGGAACTGGAATACTTAATGGTACATCTGCTCCAGATAATACTATTGGTATTGTTGGAGATTTTTTCTTAAATACAACAAACATGAATTTGTATGGTCCAAAAACAGATTCAGGTTGGGGAACTCCAACAGATTTAGTTGGAAGTCAAGAGCTTGGTTATGTTCACATTCAATCAGTACCCTCTGCGGTATGGAACGTAACACATGGATTAGGGTTTACCCCTAATATTACAGTAGTTGATACAGCAGGAACAGTTGTTGAGGGGTCATATAACTATCCAAATTCAAGTACTGTAGTTTTAACCTTTATCGGAGCATTTTCGGGAAGGGCTTATTTATCGTAATGAAGGAGGTGAAAATATATGTCTAGAAAATTTTTAACAAGTATTGATTTAAATCGTAATGAATTGCAAAACGGTGTTATCCATAATTTGGCTACAGATCCAGGTAGTGGAGTTGCTGGTCAAGTTTACTTTAACACTGTTGACAACACGTTAAAAGTATATACTGGATCATCTTGGGAAGCCGTTGGGTCTACTGAATTTATTGGTGATGCAGTAAATGATTTACTTGATAGTGGAACTGGAATTTCATTAAACTATAATGATGCTGGAAATTCTCTTACAATTGCAAACACTGGCGTAACTAGCATTACTGGTACAGATAACGAAGTATCTGTAAGCGGATCTGCTGGTGCAGTAACGGTAAGTCTTCCAAACTCTATTACAGTAGATGTAACTGGTGCTTTAACTGGTAATGCAAGTACTGCTAGCACTTTGCAGACACCTAGATCTATTGCTCTTGGTGGTTCTTTAAGTGGTAGTGTTAGTTTTGATGGAAGTCAGAACGTAACAATTACAGCAGATATTGTAGCAGATTCAGTCGCTCTTGGTGCAGATACAACTGGTGATTATGTAGCAGGTGCAAGTGCATCTGGTGCAGGTATCAGTGTAACTGGTTCAGGTGGTGAAGGTTCAACTCTAACTATTTCTAACACTGGTGTTACATCTCTTTCAGGAACAGCTAATGAAGTAACTGTTTCAGCATCTGCTGGAGCAATTACAATTGGTCTTCCAGATGATGTAACAATCGGAGGAAATCTTGGTGTAACTGGAAATCTAACTGTAAGCGGAAGCGTAACAACTCTAAATACAGAAACTTTGCTAGTTGAGGATAATCAAATTACCCTTAATAGCAATGTAACTGGAGTTCCTGCAGCAAATGCAGGTATTGAAGTTGAGCGTGGTGATTCAACCAATGCTTCTTTAATTTGGAATGAATCATCTGATAAATGGTCAGCTGGACTTCTTGGTAGCGAAACTGCTATCTCTCTTGAAGGTCACGTCCATGCAACATCTGATATAACTGGATTACAGGAGTATGTTGAAGATACAGTTGGCACAATGCTAACAGACTCTTCAACAGTTGATTTCACATATTCAGATAATTCTGGAAGTGCTGGAACATTCACTGCTGGTATCATTACAGCTTCAACAAGCTATTTGACAACTGGTAGTGGTCTTGCTGTTGATATTTCTTCTGTAGAGTCAAAGTTAATAACTGATGGATTCCCAAAGAAATATGCAGTTAATAACACATCGCTAACATCAACTAGTGGAGTATGTACCTGGACTGTAACACACAACCTTGCAACTAAGGATGTAACAGTTCAAGTATATGAAGTTGCTGCTGATTATAATCAGGTAGAAGTAGATGTACAACATACATCAACATCTGCTATAACTATTAAAATTAATAGTGCAACAACAATTGCTGCTGACACATATCGTGTTGTAGTAATTGGATAAAGTATAATATAGTGTGTGGGGGGCTAGATTAAACCCTAGCCCCTCATATTAGAAGGAAAAAATGGCAAAGAAATTTTTAACAGGGTTAAATTTAGTAGTATTACCTTCAGATCCTATAAGTGGATCCGAGGGAGAGCTATACTTTAATTCTTCAGCATCTGTTGCAAAGATTTACCAAGCAGGAGTTTGGTCAGTCCTTGGTGCAGGTGCTGGCGGTGGAACAACCGTTAGCACAACAGAGCCAGCTTCTCCAGAAACTGGGGATTCTTGGTATAAAAATGATACTGGTGAATTCTATGTATATGATGGAACTTATTGGGTAGAAGTAAATGGTGTAGTAGAAGGGTCAAACAATCTTTACACTCTTTCAGATGTTAGTTTAAATTCTTTAACTGATGGAGACGCTCTTATGTGGAGCTCCGCATCTTCTGCATGGACTAATCAAGAAGTACTTTTAGAAGCAGCTCAAATTAGTGCAACAGAACCATATCCTGCAGCACAAGGGGATCTTTGGTATAAAGATGACACTGCTCAATTTTTTGTATATGATGGAGTTTATTGGTTAGAAATAGGGGCATCCGCTTCAGTAGCAACTAGTCTTTTTCTTCTTGAAGATGTTGACTTTACAGGTCCTGTAAATAATCATATATTAGCATATGATTCTTCAGGCTCTGTTTGGACCAATAGAGATCCAAATGAAATAAATATTGCTACAAAAGGTGGTTGGGAATATATTGATCCAATTGTAATTAGATCCCATGATGGGTTTACAGATGGCTCAATAACTCTTCAAAGTTGTTACAATTCAATAATATTAAATGATGATAGCGGTGTAGCATTTGTAACTAATTCAGGATCTGCAAACTTTGCATTCAATAATGCTGGACAAATTGTATTTCCAGATACATCAATTCAAAGTACTGCATTTTTAGGAATAAATTCATATAACACTTCACAAATTTCTGAAGCAGGTAATTTATATTTTACAAATCAAAGAGCAATAGACGCACTTTCGCCAACATTGTTTGAATATTTAAGTGCTTCTGTAGCTGCAAACACTTACTTAACACAAAGTTCTGCTTCTTCAACATATTTAACTCAGACTAATGCGACAACTTTATATCAATCAAAAGATTTAAACCTTACTAATATTTCCGCACTATCAACATCTGGAATCCTTATTCGTGGATCAGATTCAACATACACCACAACAGCCAACAACTCTTCTAACTGGGATACCGCCTACACGGACAGAAACAAATGGGACGGAGGATCTACAGGTCTTACTGCATCTACTGGAAGAACTTCTTTAGGTCTTGTAATTGGAACAGATGTTCAAGCTTATAGCTCACATCTTTCAGGAATTGATACTCTTGGTTCTGGAACTGGATTACTAAAAAATACAGCAGGAACGTGGTCTTATGACACAAGTACATACGCCTTGTCATCATCTTTATCTGGATACCAACCAGTTGACGGAGATCTTACAGCAATTTCTGCAATTACTTCAGGAGTTGGTCTATTAAAAAGAACTGGACCAGATACATGGACGATTGACACTAATTCTTATATAACTGGGTCTTCTCCAACAATTAGCACATCTTTAATATCTGGAACTAGTACCTTTAATTTAGTAAATAGTACTGCAACAACAGTAAATTTTGCAGGAGCAGCAACAACATTAACAATAGGATCAACAGATGCAGGAGCAGTAACATCTCTTAGGACTCCAACCATATCAACAACAAGTTCAACTTTAGATTTGTTTAATACAACTGCAGCTACAGTTAACTTTGCAGGAGCTGCAACATCTCTTACAATTGGTGGAACTCCAACTGGATCTATTACTGCAACACTATTTGGAAACGCAACAACTGCTACAAAAACAATTAACATTGGAACTGGTGGAGTTTCAGGATCAGAAACAAATATAAATATTGGATCTTCAACAGCTGGGGCAACTGGAACAGTTTCATTTTATCCTTCTACAGTTTTTAATGGATCTATATCAGTTCCTACCCCAACAACTTCAACACATGCAGCAAATAAATCTTATGTTGATTCACTTGCATCAGGAATTAACATAAAGCCTGAAGTTGTTTATGTTTCTCAACAAGCTTTAAATGCAACTTATGTAAATGGAACATCGGATTCATCTGGAGGTCTTGGAGTTGGTGCAACTCTAACTGGAAATGTTGACGGAGCTTTAATTCTAGATGGAGATGAAGTTCAATCATCTCAAAGAGTTCTTATTAGAAATCAAGCAGATCAAAAACAAAATGGTATTTATGTAGTATCATTCCCTGGAGATGGTGATGACCCATTTATTCTTACAAGAGCAGTAAACTTTAATGGAGCAAGTGTAACTAGTGGTTTAATTAAATCAGGAGATTATGTATTCGTAACATCTGGAAGTGTTTCTGCAAACGATTCGTATGTAGTATCACAAGGTGGAACTTCTATTAATCCAGCTGGTGCAATAAAAGTTGGAACTGATAATATAATATTTGCACAATATTCTGGAGTTCCTTCAAATATTAGTACATTAGGATATGTAACTGTTGGAACTTGGGCAGCAACCCCAATTGATAAAGATTATATAGATTCTGAAATAGCAAGAACAAATAATCCGACACTTACTGGACATGTTACAGTTCCATCGCCTACAGACGATACAGACGCAGCAAACAAAGAATATGTAGACGATTTAATTTTTGCAAGTCTTCCATATTTACCAGACATTGTTCCAATAGATGATATGAGATATGAATTTGATGGAATTACTAGCAGATTCCTTCCAAAATTTGCAGGGGAACAAGTTGCTATAAATAATCCTTTAAGACTTCTCTTAACAATTAATGGTATAATACAAGTAGTGGATTTTCCAGAATATGTTTGGCAATCTATGTTACCAAGAGAAGGCTTTATGGTTGACTCAGATGGATACATAGCGTACTCTGAAGTTCCACCACTAGGATCAACTTTTGATGCAAGATTAATGCTTGGACCAAATGTAAATTCAATAAAGAAAGGATATCCATTCAAAGCAGTGGATATTTTATTAGGAGCATAAAAAATGGCAAGAAAGATATTATTTGAAACAGGGTACACATTTGACCCAGCTACACGAACAATTGTAATTCCAGATCATATTCCAAGGGAAAGATTGATTCTTATTACAAATGTTACTACTAATCAGGTAATTTATAATTTTTCAGATCCAAGTCTTAAGGCAACAAGCTACACAGCAGCAATTGACACAAACAATGCTCCAACTACAACAGTTGTACTAAACTTTAATACAGCAGCTATGACCTCTACTGATAAGCTCCAAATAACAGTAGACGAGTATGCAGAAAGTTTTCAGCCAGATGAGTCCTATATGGATCCTGTTGGAAAATTGAGAGTTTCTACACCTACTTCTTTAATTGA